GACAGCATGCGAACACGCCCGACGCGGCACCATCATGCCAACACCCACCGCGAAAAGGCAACCGCTCGCCGTTGTTTCGGCCCCAGAAGCCATCCTTCCCATGCCCATTTTCTGTCGTATCATAGGGGAACAGACCCAAATATTTCAAAATATCCGGAACCTCAACCCCGGCCTTGGCAGTCAGCGCACTGAATGACGTATGCGTACTCACCGCATCTGTACCGGGATGCTCCACCGTCGTGTTCAGGATAAACGCGCCCGAACCGTTCGCGTTGGTTGCGTCATATTTCAGCGTACCCGCCGTGCCTGGCGCTACCAGCGCACCATCCGGCATTATCGCTCGCCACAGGGTGGACGTGGGGCTCTCGTCCACATTCCCCGCGCTGTTGTTGTCAGGGATGATCTGGATTTCCCCGTCCACCAGCCGCATTCCAGGCGTCCACTCCCACATATTCCCGTTCAGGTCATAGATGCCATCCGTGGTCCCGTCATGCGCCCAGCTTACGGGGCCGCTGCCGGTATACACTCGCCCCGTATGATGGTAGGCGGAACCTTCGATCTTATTCGCCATCCCATCGCCCCAATTATAGTTCAGAACCCAATCGTAGCTCTGTACCCCCTTCTCGTGCCGGTGGTCTATGTCGCACCCGCAATAGTTGTTCCCCGTGGGCATGTACCCGTTCGCCTTGCACCACAGCGCCAGCCCCGCAAACTCTGCGTTTGTCATACAGTGCCAGCCGGGACCCTTGTTGCGGCACACCTGGCGGGCGCGGTCAAAGTCCACCCACGCCGCAGGGTCACGGTAGGGGAGGCTGTATGCCCGGTCATTCTCAATGCAGGCCCCGTACTTCCCGATGTACAGCACATCCCGCAGCTCCCCGTTTACTATGAACATCGGGTGCCACTCGGCAGGACCGCCGGGCATGACCTCCGAAATCTTGAACTTCGGCACCCGCACCATGATCGACGGCATCCCAACATCGTCCAGGATTACCGTGTTCTTCCCGCCGCTCTTCGCCTCCACGGACAGGCGCAGCGTATCAAATCCGTTGTTCATCCGCTCAGCCCTCCACGCTCCACAGCGTCAGCGTCACGCGCTCCATGTTCAGCGCCTCCGCCTCCTTCCGCTGCCGGGGGTTCCCTTCCTCGTCCACGCCTTCCGCCACATATCTGTACGTCCGCCCGGGAATGTCGATCTGGGCCACATACTGCTCCGCCGTGCCCGGAATCACGCCGGACACCAGCTGCCCGTGCTTATCCCGGCACACGTCGATGTGGCTCGCCTCGTCCCGCTCATACCGCGCCAGGTTGTACGTCACCTGATCGTCAATCGTCAGCCGGGTCCCACTGACCGTATAGGGTATTTTCCCGCCCTCGTTCTTGTGGATGATCTTCATTACTGCATGCCTCCTGTTACATAATATTTGACGGTCACCGTTGTTGCGGACCCGTCATAACGGATTTTGAAGCCATTGAGCTGCTTGTCGTACACCTCAAGGCCCTGCACATTGCCGTTCGCACTCTCCAGCTCCACCTGCACCGTATAGTCCAGCGTCGCGCGGGGGGCTGCAAGCACTACTGTTGCAAAACTGCCATTGAATGGATAGGTCCGGGCATTCGTAATGCTCGTTACGCCGGCCTCGAATTGGTTTGCCGCGCTCATTTGCGCCGACGCCTCTGAGCGCATAACCGGCAGAAGGTCCCCCTTCACCTGCTCCAGTACGTCCCCGTACGCAATACCGCCTGTCCCCGCCGTTGTATCTGCGAGAAAGCGGTCTTCTGCCTCCAGCCGTTCCACCTGCGGCAGTTCGTTTGTTTTGATGCTCATAGCCCTTGCTCCTCCTTATATTTTCTTTACGGCGGCAATCACCGTACCGTCTCTTGTGCATAGTTCCCTACCCTGCTGATCTGCCATAGGAAGGAATACTGCGCCCAGCATGAACATGCGCAAAATCCGATCTTCGATGAGCTGGTGCGCATTCACATCCGCGTTGTGCTCTGCTATCCGCTGCTCCAGGATTTCTTGCAAGCGCCCGATTGTCACAAGCCCCGTGGAATCGACGCTAACCTCAAATCTCCCGTTGTTGGTAATTCCTACCAGACAGTACAGCTCCAGCAGGAAGCTGGGCTCTGTTTCCGCAGGGACCGTCACCGTGCTTCCGGGATCCTGCATGATAAACAAAATCTTTTCCTCTGCGTCCGGGTCTTTATCCGCATCCAGCTTGGCGAGGACTCCTATCTGCTGTAGCGGATATTCCTCTTTCACGCCCGCGTTGTGAATCTGAATTTGGACTGTTTTCCCGGCCTCACTGTCGATCTCGCCTACCACCTTTAAGCGCTGTTTCTGGTTCACAAGTTTTTTCTGTTCAGGCAATGCCTCTGCCTTCACCCAGCCGCTCCCGCCGCAGGCTCCGGTAATGCTGATCTTCCGCCCTGCCATCCACTCGTTGAGCATGGCTATACCGTCATTTGTTACCGCCGCTTCCGTCCAATGTGCCATTGATCGCTACCTCCCTTATGATCTTTTGATACACCCCGCCCAGACCGGCGCTCACGCCTGCCGCCGCTGTAATATGCGGCGGATGCACGGATGCTTGGACGCCTGCTGCCAGAGTACGCCGCATATACATGCCGCATAGACCGCACCCGGTACGGGCCTCTGCCCTGCCGCAGGATGGTCCCGCCTGACCAGGAATGTCTATCACTGTGGATATTTTCTGGTATGCTCCGCTCAGGGCAGCGCCGCCCCCGGCTGCGGCAGAGCCCCCCACCGCCTTCATCGGTCCGACTTCCGCCGTTGTGCGGATATGCAGGTATGCCCCCAGCAGGCCGCCTCCCGCTAATATTTCCGCGCGGCTCCCGGGCGGTGTTACTGTGATCGGGATATATGCGGCGGCCTCTCTCCGGCTGCCCATAAACGCGGCACCGGCGTAGGCCCACACCTTTTCAGGCTTCAAAAAATACTTTACCTCGTCTACATGGGAGCGGAGGCTTTTATAAAAATTCAGCCGCTGAAATACCCGCCGCTGCTTTGTTATATCCCCAGAATCATTGGCTAGGTTGATACGCAGGCGGAAATGGTACGGCTCCCCGCCGTACTCAAACCACTCCTCCACCGTTGTCTCCGGATAGATTGCGGAGATGGCGGTCTCCACTGCGGCGCGGGTCCCCAGCGTCTTGTGGACCCGCCAGCTGTCTTTCAAGGTCCGGCGCTTTTCCTCCAACGAATAGTCAGCGTCCCACCAGTCCACCTTGAAGTCATAGGCCAAAATATCAAGCAGCTGCTCGTCCATCTGGTCAATCGCAGAATAGAGCCGCAGCCGATCAACTTCTCCTGGCCGCCGGGCCAGTAACCGCGCTGTCACATCCGCCAGCGCAGCCGAGGACTGGTCCCCCTGCAGTGCGACGGGAAATGCCGCCAGAAAATTCTCTGCGGTCAGGCCGTGGACCGGGTATGGATTATTCATCTTCATAGCCTCCATTCCTGATCTGGATGCCATCGGTGTTGACCTGGGCCAGCTGGGGGACCATTTCCGTGCTGTCATAGCCCATATCCGCATTCAGCGCAGGGCTGCCATCCCGCAGATGGGTAAACAGCGGAGATATAATCTCCACACGCTTGACACCCGTCTGCATGAGCAGCGCATGAAGTTTTGATGGGTTAATGTCCCTCCCCAGTTTCCCGCGCTGCCACCGCACATACTCGTCCACGGCGGCCTGAACCGCCGCCTGGATATCCGCACCGCTCCGTGTGCTGCGCTGGGGGATGTAGTAAGTAAAGTCGATATCGTATGGAACGACTTCTGCATCCTCCACAGAAACAAAGTCCGTCAGAGGCCGCACTTCGTCTGCATTGCAGGCGGCCAGAACCCGCCCTTTTATTTCATCCGTGGCAAGAGTACCGTCACTCATGAGGACATAGAGGTTCACAACACCGGGCGTAGGGGAATTTGCTACCACGTCCGCAATTTCTGTGGATTCCTGCTTTGCCCAGTAGATATAGCTGCCACGCGAACCCGCACAGCTATAGGCATCCATGGAGGCCCGTATAAGCTCGTAATATTCCTCGTCTGTCGGTACGTCTGAACCGCCATCTGAAACAGAGACGTTTGTGCATTCGGAATAATATTCGTACACGTCCACCAGCGTATTGATCTGTCCAATCGCATAACCGTTTCCAGCAACCCCGACAGTCTGGTTCCAGACAACCGCCTCCACAAAGTTCTCCCCGGCAGGGATATAGTGATCCTCTGTTGTTGCCCAAATCATGGTGTTGCTGGCATTCGTGACACGGGTACCGGCGGGGATAAGGATCGCCTGCTCCTGGGGCTGAGAAATATAGAACCGCATGGTACAGGTGGAGGCCTTTGCTTCCGGGCGGGACCGGATATAGGTCAGCTCCGCCAGCGCATCCAGGTTCTCACCCTCAGCGCGGCTGGGGATATTCTGGTTGCCGGTCCAGTTGTTCAGCATCCGCTCCTGAATGATGACGTGGGCCACCCAGCGGATAAACTGCATTTCCGGGCTGGCTGGACGAACGGCGCTTTGGGTGATAATTTCGTACCCCTCTACCAGATCGGAAATAATCTCATTGGTATCTGTGGGGACAAACTGGTATGCCGGGTTGCGCTTGATCTCCTTATTCTCCAATGATCTCCACCTCCACAGTCGGCCAGAGCGTTCCCGGCTGAGTGATTCTCTCTGCAAATTCGATGCCTACATACTGCGCCCTGGGTTCCCACCGCTCGATAGCCTCCCGGACATCTGCAATCATCATCATTTTTGCAACGGGCATGGGTTTATCCAGGAAGATTGCGGACAAGCCGAACTCCCGGTACTGCGGAACGCTGCCCTTCGGCGTGGAGAGAATGACCGCGATATTTTGCAGAACAGACGACAGCGTATCCGCTTCGTTGAAACGGATATTGGTCAGGTCTGTTGCGTTCACTTTGTAGCTCACCGGCTATCCCTCCTAGAAATCCTTATTAAGACATTCCAGCAGATTAACGGACACCTTTGTGCAGTATTGATTCCCTTGAACGTCAAAGTATTGCACTTTGTCCTTCAGGTCCTTGATGGTCCATCGGTACTTTCCGTAGGCGTGTTCACCTATAATCAGATGGAGCGCCGTACTCTCCCGCATATATTTCCACAGTTTTACAACCTCTTTCATCGGGTCTACGCCCACCTCCGCCAAAAAGGTGATGTCAAAGGAAATCTTATCCGAATCCATACCGGTAAACTCGGTGAGTGCGTGTGTCCCGTGCCGCTGATGGGTAGCATAGCGGGACGAGCCGGACCAGACCATATTGTCTGGCGTTTCTATCTTATCCGAAGAAGTTTCAAAAATAATGCCCTCCTCGGCGCTGGTGCCCAAATAGCCAATTACCGCCATCGCCTGATCCCCCCCACGACAAAACCGTCAGCATCCAGAACCGGAAGATAGACCGTCAGCACCTCGTCGCCCACCTTGGGCATCCAGGGCTTACGGAGGATCTTGTGCTTGTGCGGGACATACCGCGTTTCACCGGCTTGCGGTATTTTGTCCTCCGTTTCAAACTCCGTCCATTGGGGAGCGTCGTATTCCCTGGGGATATCATCCGGGGTAACGTCCTGATTGATTAGCACAGGCAGCCAGTCTGAGGATATGCCCAGGTCCGGAAACCAGACCCGCGCCAGACGCTGCTCCATTTTGCGGTCTGTAACCGTTCCTACACGGACAAGGCCGGATAGAATATGTTCAAACTCGCTCATTAGTAACCCTCCAACACGCGGCGGACAATGATCTGCGTGGTGTAGCCCCCGGAGCCATCTACCGTGTGCTTCGCCTGCTTGATGATATACTTACCGTTCCAGCCGCCCCAATCCTCCAGCATGACCGTGACGCCCGCCACCAGGGCGGTATTGCCCGGCAGCGTAAAGGAGGCCGTGCGGGTGAATTTGTTGTGCATCCGCAGGCTCTTCTCCGCAAGGGTTTTCGCCTCGCCCGTATCCGTTACCCTGGCGGTAATCTCCAGGCATTGGCCGCTTTTGGCGTCCTCGCCGCTGGCGGTGTAGGTTCCCTCGATGCACTTCCCGCTTCCGGGGTCCGTGTAGCTGACCCGGCAGGAGCCGTACTGCGTATCCGCCACGCCGGTACCCAGCTTGTACTTGATGTACCTCCCGGCCCCCCGCTTGATGGTAAACGCCGGGCTTTTGCCCTCGTAGTCCTTCTGGTCAAACAGCACCAACATATTGTCCGTGATCTTGAGCGAGATCCCCGCATTGTGGCAAAGCCGGGAGAGAAAATCAATATCGCTGGTTTTAACCTGTTCCACCCTCCGATAGAAGGGGTCATTGGACGCCTCATACATACAGGTCATCCCGGCATTGCCCGCAGTTTCGTTGGCAATGCCGGAGAGGTTGTAGGATTCCCACGCCTTGGATTTCCTGGTCTGCCGAATGGGGGCGCTGAACGGCAGCGCCGTCCCCTTGATGCTGACCTCCGCCGGAGGGCCGGAGGGAGCCACGCTGTCCAACTCAAAGTCCCCGGTAGGGAGCGCGGCATCGTTTCCCCAATTCTCCGGCTTGATGACAGCGCTGATCTTCAGCTTTGCGGCGGCCGCCGCTTGAATTACCTCTTCCAGCCAGCTTGTCAGCCAGACGTTATCCCGGTCATGAATCCTGATCTGTAGATCATCCGCCTCGTCCTCTTCATTGTCGGTATAGGTGACAGACAGCAGATAGGGCCTGATGTCCTTGGTGATGTCCACGCCGGCAAATTTGATCTCCACCGCAGTCCGGCGGGCCTGATCCTGTTTGTTCATGTCGTCCTCACAGCCTCCATATCCCTCGTTTCCGCGCGAGCGCGAAAACCGCTTCGCTGGGTTTATGCGGGGGCCCCTTATTTCCGTTTCCACGGCGGCAGAGTATCGCTGATCTTCACTTCCGGCTCAGGCAGTGTCAGTACAATGCCAGCTGGGAACGTGTGGTACATCCGGTACTGCCGGTTCAGATTCATAAGCCGGTCCGTATAGGCCGTATCGCCTAATTGGGTAAAGGCAATGCTGTCCCACATATCGCCCTGCACGGTGGTGTAGGTCCTCATACATAGGCCCCCCTTCGTGCGTCTATCTGGATACTCTCCATAGCGTCGGCTACTGCCTCCTGGAGTTCACCCCGGCGCACGTAATCCC